ATTTTATACCAGAAAGTGTATTAATAAAAGATGTATATGCAAGTGATTGGTTATCTGCTTATTCTTTAGCACAGAGCAAAATGATGTTAGGTGAAGCAAGAAGTAAGTTTACAGGCGGATTACCTGGACCAGGCGGAGCAATACAACTTAACGGTGATGCATTAAAGGCTGAGGCATTAACAGAACTAGAGCAGTTGATATCCGGAATCCATGATATGGAAGAAGGTAATTCTCCACTTGGTTTTGTTATGGGTTAATTATGTCTGCCTTAAACGGTTGCTATATAGACCTAGATATAACTCTACCAATAACTCCAAAAGAACTATTCGACGACAATGATATAGAATTCATTGAATGTGTTGATCCTTATTCTAAATATAAAGGACCACTAGTTACTACAAATATACACTGGAATATAACAAATAAACCATCTCCCGATGGTATTGTAGGATACCTTACTAGTTACGAACTTGCAGATAAATGCAAAGATTATTTCGAAAAAACATTTAAAGTAAATCCTTTAACAGAAAAACTACAACCCGGCTACCCATATTATCCTATTACCTTAGTTAGATTCAATCAGAGTTCAGCATATCACAGAGAAGGATTTGCAGACTGGTATACAGAAGAACATAAAGATGTTTTTCATTCACGTTTTCAAATGGCTATAAATTTTAAAATGTATGGAAAAGCAAAAGGTTCGAATGTATGTTTTGGCGAGCCATCTGATACTATAGTCCAACAAGAAATTAAATTATCAGAATCAATATTAGAAAGAAATAGGAGACGTGTATTAAAAAACGGTAGTCCCATAGGCACTAATAATTTTAGCAGAGTATCAGTATCAAACCCAGATAAAACTATGAGTGTGTATTTAGGTAGGACAGGTTTTCACAATGATAAATTTGAAAAGGAAAACATAAAAACTAAAGTAGTAAGGGAAGGATATCATTCTCCTTATATAATAAACGTACAGCAATGGCATAAAGTTGTTACAACAGAACACCCAAGAGTTAGTTTAAGATATATGTGTGGAGATAAGTATACTTTTGAAGAACTAGAAAAACTGCATAAAGAAGGCAACCTAATCCATGCTTGAAAAACATCCTTATATTGACTTAAAAGACATTGAACTACCATTTAAATGTAGTGAACTTTTTTCCGAGCAAGATTACCAAGTTGCTGATGCAGATTATCAAATACGTTATAATATACAAACACCTAATATTATGTGGGAAGGCTCTGAACAGTCATTGTTACCCACCAATTCGAGAAGTAGTAGACCAGTAAGTGTTATGGGTTATATTACTAGCAAGAAAATACAACGCCAATTAAGAGAATTTTATAATGATACATTTAAAGTTAATATTATAGATGATGCATGGACAGTAGGCACGGGCGTTAAGTTATATCCTATAACACTAATTAAGTTCCATGCTTCTACAGTATGGCATAGAGAAGGAAATGCAACATGGTATACTCGGGATATAATAGATAGACTTAAAGGAAGAGTAAACTATGCTATAAACTTTCCCTTGTATGGGGATAAAAATAATAGCAAAGTAAAATTTGGCAAGCCTTGTGAAAAATTATTAGCAACTGAAAAAAATCTTATGCAACAATTATTATCACAAGAAGATATTGTAGAAGGTGTTACAGCCAAAGATAACTCATTAAAAGTGTCTAGCAGTATAGATTCTGTTTTAGATGAAAGCAAATACAATATGGAAGTTGAAGGAATCAAAAATGGCTATCATTGTCCTTACATTATTCCTTTAAGTTCATATCACAAAGTAGAGACAGACGGAACAAACAGAATAAGTTTAAGATTTATGGGCAACAGTTCTAAATACACTTATGCAGATATTTGTAAAATGTATGATGAAGGCGAATTATTAAAATGAATTGTTATGTACAAATAGATAATTTAGAAATTAAAAATATTTTTGAGTTTGCTCAAGAAAAATTTATGTTAAGTTATTCTAGATTTGACGGCAACGTTACAGAATTTAATGCAAATGGTGACAATGATTTTTTTGTAACACAACACGATGATGGTTATGTATTCCTTTGGAAAAATGGTCTTGTAAATAAATTTAGACGTATGTTTAATAAAGTCTTGACAATACCTATACATGACGTTATAATTTTATCTACACCGGCTAATAGTTGTTACCAATGGCACAATGAAGGTATGGAACATACAGAACATTGTAATTCTGTATATGCACAAACCATTAATTTAGCAAGACGCTCAGTCGGTTTAAACTATCCGCTTACTAAAGCAGATTTAAGTAAAAGTAAAATAGAGTGGGCAACAGGTAATGATAAGGTTAATGAGTTGTTAATAGACGGTTACAAAAATATTTACGACAAAGAAGTTTTAAACGGCAACATACCTAATCAACCTCAATTAGAAAACCACTTAAAGTTAAGAGGTTTGGCTGACGAAGATTCAGAAGAGCAATCTAAAATATTTACTGCAACGTATGATTCGGGCGAAGGTGTTAGAATTAGATCCGGGCATAGTGTAGTTTATAATGAAGAGTTGCTTACTAATATAGATGAATACTATGGCATGCCAGTACCAACAGTTGTAAGAACAAATGAATGGCACAGGATTAACAATAAAGAATGTTCAGAAACTCGTATTATGTGTTCTGTAAGTTTTGACTCAGAATATACATTTGATGATATACAAGAATTAATAACTAACAACGAGTTTATAAAATGATAATTGGAATTACAGGACTAATAGGATCGGGCAAAGACACAGTTGCTAAACTGTTTGTAGATAGAGGTTGCACACAAGATAGTTTTGCGGCACCTTTGAAAGATGTGTGTGCTAGTATTTTTGGCTGGGATAGAAATATGCTAGAAGGTGATACTATTGAGAGCAGAGACTTTAGAGAAACACCCGATATGTTTTGGACTAGAAAGTTAGGCATAGACAACTTTACTCCTAGACTAGCATTGCAACTTATGGGAACAGAAGTATTAAGAGAACACTTCCATAAAGATATTTGGATTGATAGTTTAGAATACAGAATGCGTAAAGCAGTCAAAGAGGCACCCTGTGTTGTTATTAGTGATGCTAGATTTACTAATGAATTAGATTTAATTAAAAGTTTGGGCGGTGCTGTAATTAATGTAAAACGTGGAGACCTCCCTGATTGGTATTATACAGCCACTCAGGCTAATCTAGGTTATGTTCCAGCACAACATAAAATGTTGACACAACATAAGAGTGTACATTTAAGTGAATGGAATTGGATAGGCTATGAGTTTGATTATGTAATAGAAAACGATTCAGACCTAGAAACACTTAAAACTAAAGTAGAACAAATACACATTCAAATAAACCCAGACCAATAAAATTCCGTATTTATCTTTTTCGGTAAATTTCCATGCACCCCCTTTTGTAATAATACCTTTTTTATGTTTTTTTGATAAATATTCGTATAATTAGATTCATATCACAATAGGAGAATAATATGGCTACATTAGTATCACCCGGTGTTAGCATTAGTGTTACCGATGAATCGTTCTATGCCTCGGCTGGAACAGGAACAGTTCCTCTAATTATAGTAGCAACTGCTCAGGATAAAGCAACACCTGACGGTTCTGGAACTGCATCAAACACAACTAAAGCAACAGCAGGTAAATTAAAACTTATTACAAGCCAACGTGAACTACTACAGACTTTTGGAAATCCATTATTTCATTCAAGTGGTTCTGTTGCATTAAATGGATATGATCTCAACGAATACGGTCTACTAGCGGCCCACAGTTTCTTAGGACTTGCCAATAGAGCATACGTCTTAAGAGCAGACATCGACTTAGGCGAACTTAAAGCATCTTCAACTGCACCAACAGGCGCAATAGCAGATGGATCTTACTGGTTAGATACAGCAAGTTCATTGTTTGGATTAAGAGAATGGTCTGGCACCGCTTGGGTTAAAAAAGACGTAAGTGTTGTAGATTCTATCAACGTAAATTCAGGAACAGGCGGACCAAAAAGAGCATTAGGCTTAAACGGTGACTATGCGGCAGTGGCAAACACAGCCTCAGGTACTGCAACTGACGTTAAAATTTATGAGAAATTCAGTGATGACTGGTATCAAATCGGTACTTCAAGTTGGGATTCTGCCACAAGTGGCGACTTCCAATTCGCAAGTCATACAACTGTTCCAAGTACACAATCTGATGGAGTAACATCTTTATCAGCAGGAGACGTTTTCATTCAAACATCAACACCTAATACAGGTGCTTCTTTGAGTGTTAAACTGTATAGTGCTTCAACTAAAGCATTTAGTTCAGTAAGTGCTCCTTTATATGCCAACTCAGATGCGGCATATACAAGTATTGGAACAGCAAACGTTTCTGTTGGAAACCTTGTTGGTATATTCAACAATGCTTCTACAGAAGCAGAAATCGAACTAAAAAGACATAACGGTAATACTTCCGTTGTTGCTACAAGTTCAGCAATAAGTAACTTAGATGTTTCAGGCAACTCTAGTTTTGACATTGTTTACAATGGTACTACAGTTGTTGTAACATTAGCGGCTACCATTTCAGGTACTGCATCTACTTCAACGGCAGAAGATGCCGTATTTGACATTAACGCGGCTTTGGCGGCGGCTAGTGTCTCAGAAGTTTCAGCAAGTTTAGATTCAACAGGTACAAAAGCCGTGTTGACTTCTTCAACAGGAAGAGATATTGTATTACAAAGTAATCACGCAGACTTTGGTCCAAGTTCAGTAGGATTTGGTTCAGGTGCGGCTACGGCGAATATTACATATTCAAACTTTGCGGCATTAAGTTACGAAGCAAGTAAAACTCAAATAACTGGTTCATTAGCAGAAGGTACTTATTGGTACAATGCTACAGTGGCTACAGCAAACATTGACTTGTTAGAGCACAATGGAACAACTTGGGTAACTTTAACAAAAGACTTTCAAGCGAAAGCAACGGCTCCAACTACACAATCAGATGGTACTGCTTTAGTGGCAGGCGATGTATGGTTAGATTCTGATGATTCAGAAAACTTCCCAGCACTGAACAAGTGGTCAGGAACAGCATGGGTGGCAGTAGATGGTGCAGACCAAGTAACTGCTGACGGTGTTATATTTGCAGACTTTAGACAATCTTCCTCAGGAAGTTTGGATGCAGATGCTCCTCAGGCTTCTAAATACCCAAGTGGTATTTTAGGTTGGAACAAACGTGCATCATCAGGTAACGTTAAAGAGTATAAAATTAATTATACTCCAAGCGGAACAAACATTGGTAATGTTTGGGTAGATGCAAGTGGAAACAAAACAGACGGTAACATGTTTGGATTAAGAAAAGCAGTTCACAACTTAGTTAAAACTAAGATGCAGGGTGCTATTGCTTCTAATGATGATATTAGAAGTGAAATTAATGCATTTAACATTATTGCCGCTCCAGGTTTCCCAGAAATGTTAGACGAAATGATTTCACTAAGCACAGACAGAAGAAATACTGCTTTTGTAATTGGTGATACTCCTTTCAGACTTAAAGCAGATGCAACTAGTATTACGAACTGGGCGACTAACGCCAATTCTGCTAGTGAAAACGGCGAAGATGGACTTGTTTCAAGTTCACCTTATGCGGCAGTTTACTATCCTAGTGCATTAGCAACAAACTTAGACGGAACTAACGTAGTTGTTCCTGCTTCACATGTTGCTTTAAGAACTGTAGCATTTAATGATAACGTTTCTTTCCCTTGGTTTGCACCAGCAGGATACCAAAGAGGATTAGTAGACAATGCTTCAAGTGTTGGATACGTTGATCCTACTTCAGGTGAGTATGTTAGTGTAACATTAAACGAAGGTCAAAGAGATACATTGTATCAAAATAAAGTTAACCCTATTGCTTCTTTCCCAGGAAGAGGACTAGCAGTATTTGGTCAGAAAACTCTGAATCCAACTGCAAGTGCATTGGATAGAGTGAACGTTGCAAGATTACTTGTTTATATAAGAGAAAGACTTGATGACGTGGTTAAACCTTTATTGTTTGAACCAAACGATGCTATTACTAGAAGTAAAGCGAAAGCGATTGTCGATGGATTATTAGAAAATCTAGTTATCCAACGTGGACTATTTGACTTTATCACAGTTTGTGATACTACAAATAACACAGCGGCAAGAATAGATAGAAACGAATTGTATATTGATATTGCTGTACAGCCTATCAAAGCAGTTGAGTTTATATATATTCCGATTAGAATCCAAAATACTTTGGGCTCTACGGCTAATAGTTAAGTTTAAATTAACATTGAGAAAGGGCTTTTTAGCCCTTTCTTTTTGACTCTTATTAAAGTACCTTTTAATTTTTTTCGTACTGATTTGATAAATAAGTAGTAACATTAAGCCAAATATAATTATTTTGGTTATATGGTTTAGGAGAAATAAAAATGGCAGAAAATATAGTAAGAACTAAGAATAAGTTCGGTGTTCCTTTTGAATCTGATTCTGGTTCAGGCATCTTAATGCCTAAACTAAAATTTAGATTTAGAGTTACATTTACTGATAATTTTGGAGAAAGTGGAAGAGGACTAGAATTAACACAAAACGTTGTAAACGTTACTAGACCTAAAGTTGCTTACGAAGAAGTTGTTATTGATAGTTATAACTCAAGGGTCTATGTCGCTGGTA